ACTATGATGGCTGAAAAAGAGGAAAAAGATTTACCCATTGCTTTTTTAATAGCTTTATCTCTAGCAGCTAAATAATCATCTGAATCAATGTCTCCATCTCCATCATGGTCTTGTTTTTTTTCTTGTATACCAGCTGCTTCTTGAGAATTTTGTATAGCTAAGTCTCTAGCTTCTTCAACATCTTCATCCATAGGTAAATCTTTTTCCTCTTTTTCAGCCATCATAGTTTTAATAACTTCTCCAGCCATAGAAGCAAAAGATGTAGGGTTTCCACTAGTTACTACGCCTCCTAGATGTTCATTAATTATAGAATCTACTTCATTTTCTTTATTTTCTTTAACAACCTTTACTTTATCACTGTATCCACTACCGCCATAAGTGTTGCCATCGCTTTCTTCTACTTTTTGCTCTTGATATCCTAATCCTTTAACACCAAACTGTCCTTCTTTTACATAATATAAAGGATCTTTAGCTAAGTTCTTAACAGCTATTTCTTTAGCTTCATCTAAAGTTATATCTTTATTATAATTTATTTCACATTGAATACCATTTAATACTTCTTGAGCATTTTGATTATTAATATTTTCAACTGAAGGTGAATAGTCATATTGGTTTTCTTGGGTGTTTATTACTTCCTTAGCTACTTTTTTAGAATCAGCTTTAATTTTCTCATCTCCTTCTTCATCATTTTTAGATTTAATATCATCATTGACTAATGGTTTTAATGAGTTTTCTTTTTCAGCTAAATAATTTTCAAATTTTAATTCCCAAGATTCTTTAGGTCTTTCACCTATTTGATTAACAGCAGGTACCTCTACTATTTTACCTAGTGATTCCTCTATTACTATATCTTTTAAATTTTCTTTAGATACTGTTAAGTTTTTCATAATTTATTTTTTATTTAATAATATAAAAATGTCTTTAAAATAGTCAGAAATTAAATCTGTTCCTATAACTACATCAAAACTTTGTGGGTTTTCTCTGTAGTATTTAATGGTGTCAATTTTACCCTGACGTAATAATTTTTTCAATATACCTAGTTGATTTTCTAATTGATCAAATTTTTTGATTCTATTTTGTTGAAATTTTTCAACTTTATCTTCTTCTTCCTTAACTAGCCTATATTTCATGTTATACATATGTTAAATTACTTCCAAGTATATACTTCAAGGCCAGAACCTGGTTGGACATAATTGCCTTTTTTATTCTTAGGTACTAATTTATATTTAAAAGCTTTAACATAATAGTTATCTTTTACACCATCAGGGCCAGCAGCAGGTCCAGGACCTAAAGTAGCACCTGGATTTCCTTTACTTTCATTAACATTAGTAGTAGTTTTTAGGGTTTTAGATAAATTAAGAGCTTTAAGATATTTTTTATTTTTTTCACTAGGATTTTCCATTTTTTTAATTCGTGAAATTTCTTTTTTAATTTTAGATAATGGAATTTTTTCTCCTTTAGGTATGTTTAATCTTTTTCTAACTGTACCTTGTTTTAAATTGCCTGCTTTTTTACCCTTAGCCGCCATTTTTTCATAAGTATCTCCTTCTTCTAGTCCAGGCATTACTTTTTTAGCCTGTTTAGTTAATTTTTCTCTACCCTTGCCTAGGGCTCTACTAGCTATAGCCGTAGCCGCCTTACCTACAGTATTTTTTACTGCTCCTTTTACAGCATTGCCTATAGTATTAAAAACATTTTCATCTAATCCTCCTGGTCCTTTTAATTTTTTACCATTTACATCTCTATCATAACCACAAGTACCTTCATTTACATCATAATCATAAAGTTGTTTTCTAACTTTATAAATTTTATCCTCAAGTTTATTTAGTCTATTACCATAATCATCTGATACTGGGCCTCCTTCTGGTTCAATAGAAGGATCATTTTCCATATCCCTGAATATTTGTTCTCTTTCTTTTTCATAATCAGCTAACATTCCTCTTAATGTTAAAGCTTCATCATAATCAATTTTTTCTTTAACTAATTTATATCCAATATCCAAATAACTTTTTGGATTAGCTTTTTGTCCTTTTTTTCTAAAGGCATAAGGAGTTAAATAAGCACCTGCTCCTGCTGATGTAGAAATTTCACTAACTTTTTTTTCTTGACTTAGTTGCCTTAAAAGATCTGTAATTCGCTTAACCTTGGCATTATTTTCTATGGTATCACTTTCGGCATCTAATATTTCATCCATAATATCTAAAATAGTTATGGCAAAAGTTTTAGGATCACTAATATAATTTTTAGCTTTTACTTGTGTACCTGGGGCTAAATCTACTACGTCTTCCTCAGCTATTCTAGTTATTCTTTTATATTGATCTGGGTATTCGTTTCTAAGGTGAGTTCTTACTTTATTTCTTAGTTGGCGAGCTTCTTCGTAAAAATCTCTAAATCTTTTATCATCTTTAGTTTTAACATAAACTCTTTTAGCTACATTAACTAAATCATCTAATTCATCATATAACTTTTCAAATCCTGGTAATTGTGTAATAGTCCATTTAACTGCTCCAGTTTCAGGGTTTATAGCTGTTATCTCAGACTTCCTTGTTCCATCATCACTATAAGTAACTTGCCCTACCTCAAATTTTCTTTTGGGTATTCCTAATTCTTTTTCGGCTTCATCAGGTGGAGCCGTTTTAGACATTTCGTTAAGCTTATACTTGTAATTTGCCATTTGCTACTTTTATTTCTTGGATTAATTCATAAAAACGTAACAAATCAACTAAGTTATTATCTCCAACTTTATCAGTTTTATTTAATTCAACTAAAAATTTAGATACTTCATTGATTTTTATTTTAGTGGCTTTATCTTTAATATTTTTAGATTCTTCACTCAATCTATTTTTTAAATCTTTAATTTTACTATTATAAAAATTTCTTAAGTCGGGAGTAGAATCTACAGAATTAATATATTCTTTAAGTACATCTTTTTGTTCACTACTTAATTCACTATACTTATCATTAAATTTTTCTAGTAATACTTGATAAGTTAAGAACCTTGTGTCTTTATCATATTCAGAAAATTCTTCTACCAGAGTTTTAGGATTATTTAATTCTACAGGAGATTTAGATAAATATTCAACTAAATTAACTTTATTTTCTATTAGTTGTACTGGGTTAGGTGAATTTTGAGAATTAACTATTTCTACTAGTGTATATAATGAAGCTAATTCTTTATAATTGTTTATTTTAGACCCAAAAAAAGATTCTAAATCATAATTTTTCTTAATTTCGTTAATTAAGCTATACTTTTGTTTTTTTAAAGCCGATCTATTTAATTTTAAAGACGTTTCTAAAATACTATCTATTACTACAGTAGCTTTAGCTTCTGATAATGTTTTAGATTTTAATATAGTTTCATATAACTTATATTCTCTTCCTAATTCAGTTTTAACAAAATAGTTTTTTAGTAAATCAATAGCGGGAGAAACTCCACCTTTAAGTGTATCCGCTGTGATTTGTCTAACTAGAAGTTCAAAAAGTATACCTGTATTTTTATACTTGGAGTGTTTTATTCTCATTAAAAAATATATTTATTTATAAATATGTTAAAATTATTACTCCTTTAATTGAGATTCATCTAATAATGAAGAACTATCTTTTTCTTCCTCAAATATTAGCTTTTTGGAATCTAATCCCTGGAATAAATGTTTATTTTTAAGATAAGTTACTTTAGGACTTTCAAATTCTCTAATTCCCGGTCTATCATCTTTATCATTTTTATCTGTATCCTTCATTCGTTTTACGCCTAATCTATCCTTACCAAAATTATCTTCTTGTTTATTTCTTTTTACTATTGAATCTTGTGGTCTACCTAAAACTGGTTTATCAGTATCATATCCATCAGGTACATTACCAGGATCAGAATACATTCTTCCTTTACCATATAATGAAGCTAGATCATGAGGAGTACCATAAGATTTACCTGTTTGTAAAGGGTCATTACCTTCTGCTTCTATTTGTGCTCTTCTAAACTTACGTTTAGCGTCTTCCCTCATTAACTCTCTATATTCATCATATTGATCTTCACTAAAGTGATAAATATTATCATAAATCCAATCAGATGGAACTAAACCTTGTTCTAACATTTGTCCTGCTAATTCAGTTTTAGATTTAAGTAGTTCAACTTTTTCTTGTTCAAATATAATAGATGGAGTTTGCATTGATAGTTCAAAATTAGTCAATGCCTCATCTCTATAACCTTGAGAATATAAATGTACTAATGCTATTTTGTTTAATTCTGATAGTACTATTCTTTGTATTCTGTCTATAGTCCTAGCAAACCTAATATCTTCAGCTGCTAATGTAGCTTTACCTTCTGTATTTTCATCATAACCCAAAAATGCCTTAGGTATTTTAAGGGCAGCAAATAATTTATCTCTTAAATATTCTACATCTTGAATACCATCATAATCTAATCCTTTGGTAGTTTCAATTTTAGTAGTTTGATCATTACCTCTAACTGGGATATAAAAGTCTTCTAATAAATTCTGCATGTTATATTTCAAATTGTACTCACCAGTTTTTTCATCCATTAATGGAGTTCTTTTCATTTGGGTAATAGTTTTTTGCATAAATGCATCTATTTCATTAGGTGGAATAGATCCAACATTCATATAAAATATTCTTTTTTCAGGTGCACGTGCTATTCTATGAATTAACATAGCATCTTCCATTAAAGTATATTGCTTATATAATTTTCTAGCTGGTTCAATATAGGATCTACCATAAGGTAAATAATTAGTATCTGATAGCATTCTAAAGTGTGCTACTTCATAATTATCAAAATATATGCCATTAGCATCTTGAACTTGATTAGGTGTTTGATACATACCAGTACTATTACTTAATAATCCATCAGGAGAATATTTAAATCTTACATTAGCAGGGTTTTGTAAATCAAAACCTTCTTGTCTTTCTATATGGTAAGCATTATAAGGTATAACATTATATACTCCAAATTTTTCAGCTATTTCCATTTTTAAGAAAAAGTCACCATATTTAGACATTTGTCTAATCCACATCCATAAATTAAATTCTATATTTAATATATCATAAAATAAATTATATAATATTTTTTGTATATCTTCATTAGCACTTCTAATTTGAATTACCTCTCCCATATCATTTTTTAGAGTTGCTTCATCAGATATAATATCTAAAGCTGAAGCAATAATGGCATCCTGATCCATAACATCATACTCTGAGTATAGTTGTGGTCTTAGATATTGGTAATTATAATTGAATTGTGCCCCATATAAAGATGTAGGGTTAGTAGAATAAATTCGTGAAAATCTATCTACTAATGAATTAGTTTGTAAAGCACCATTAGCTTGAATGTTGCTAGAATCAATTACTTTAATTTGGTCTCCACCAACGTTCCTAATAATTACATCGGTAGAAAATAGCTTTCTTAATCTTGAAAATAATCCTTTATCAGCCATATTATTGTTTTATTATTATAAATATTACTTTAGAAGCCAACTAATGTCTTCTCCGCCCTTATCTGTTTTAATATGATAGGGATTATCAACCCCTTTTGAAAACCCATAACCTCCTTTATATTGAGTTCTATTTACTTTCATATTATTCAGAGCTTGTTTTGTTATGTCAATACCTCTTTGTCTAAATTTTAATGCTGTATCTCTAATATACATAGCTATTCCAAAAGCCATTACTAAATCATCATTATATCCTGGTTGGGCTTCTGGTCTTCCATTTTTCCATATAAATGTTTTCATTTCTTCTAATAAACGTTTAGATTGAAATGTAACCCCTTTATCACTTAAATATTCTTGAAACTTACCTACTACCATAGGTCTAGTTCTAGACGACATAGTAAATCCAGGTACCATTCTACTAGTATCCATATACTTTTCAAAATAAGAATTAGCATTAGGACTTTCCGTTTTGTGAGAATAATATAAATTAGGATAAGCTCTATCTATACAAACCTGAATTGTAGCCCATCCTATATTAGCATTTTCTACAACTAGCATAGCTTCATTATATTCTGTAGCTAAACCAACTAGTAAATGGCCATATTCTTTGGTTCCTATTTGTCCTTTATATTCTGCAACTTGTACATTATTTTCAATATCTATCACATGACAAGCTGAATAATCTTTACCGTCACCTCTAGCTACATCAGCAACTACCATATAATCTCTAGTATAATCAGGAGATTCCCAAACCCATAAATTTTGATCTGCACCTCTTTTTTCTAAAGGGTCCTTTAAATAAGATTTTTCATAAAACTCTATATATTCAGGATAAAAAACAATATCACCAGAAGTACTAAAATCACAATCACATTCTTGAGCTGCCATTCTAGGATCACCTAATAATTCATCTTGTCTTTTTCTCCATGTCTCATCTCTTTCGGGGTGTACATACCAGGGTAGTTTAATAGGTAAAAAATCATTTTCCGCAGCTTCTGCCCTAGTCCAGGTTTGGTGAAACCAATTACCAGTACCATATGGCGTACTTAATGCTATACAACCACCTCCAGTAGCTAATGTTTGTTGAGCTGAAGCCCATATTTCACCTATATTTTCAATAAAAGCTGCCTCATCTATTAGTAGTAAAGAAACTGCTTCTGATCTACCAGCATCACTACTCGCAGATGTTGCTTTAATTTGGGATCCATTAACTAATCGTAAATTAAGTTTATTATTTTCAGCTGCATCTACTTTTAACCAAGATGGTAAATTTTCATACATAAATTTAACCTTAGTAACCATATTTTTGGCTGTTTCTTGTTTAGTAGCGATACAAAGTATATTTTTATCCTTAGCAAATAACATCATCCATAAAGAATATCCAGCGGATAAAGTAGATAAACCTAATTGCCTAGATTTTAGAACTATAGAATAAGGATTATCCCTAAATAATTTTAATACTTTTTCTTGAAATGGATATAAATTAAATTGAATACGTCCTCTTTGAGGGTGTTGTATATAACAATATTTTCTCATAAAATGAACTGGATCTTTAGCACATTTTATGTATTCTTGACGTATTACTTTTTTTAAATCTGGCATTATTTAATCAATATAACCACTCCTAAGACAGCTACAATACCTGCTCCCCCAACCAATTTAGTAGTTAATTTTTGTTTTTTTAGATCATTTTGTAATTTCTGTGATAATTCTCTAGATAATGCTAACTGATCTGATTTAGTATTTAAAATAGAATTAAAATTACCTATTTGAGAGTTTAAATTTACAATAATACTATCTTTTAGAGTTATTTTTTGCTCTAATATTTGTAATTTATCTATATTTAGGGCTAATTCTTCTTTAGCTCCGTCTCCAGTAATTAAATCTTTAATTACTAATTTTGCTATTGGCTTTTTTAATTGAATCGAGGATTGAAGAGTATCGTTCTGTGAAAAACCTTTCAAGCTCATCATCATTAAAATCATCAACGGCATTAATTTTAGTATTAATTTCATATCTTAAATTACTTATTCTTTTATTTTTAATATCAATTTCTTTATCTAAAGAATTAAGTTGGGTATTCAATGTATCGATTTTAAAAGTCAATTCGTCATTAATACCATGTAACGAATCGACTTTTTGTTCTAATGCATCTATTTTAGCATTATATTCCTCAACATATCTTTCCCTATCTGTAAATAATAGCCAAACTATAATACAAATAAGAACTAATATTTTTAATATGTAAATAACCCTTTCTTTAATAGCCATACTAATCTATTAATTTTTCTAATTCTTTTTTCTTCTTAGTTTTTACTTTTAATTTGGCTAATAATTGCTCTTTTTTATCTCCTTTAGCTTTTGAATATTCTCTAGCCAAAGTTCTCATATCTGATTGTAATACAGCTAATTCTTCAGCTGCTTTAGCTATACTTTTATTTTTTTTAATTTCTTCGTCAGATGGTTCTTCTATATCTTCACTTAATGAATTTACTTCAGCCATTACATCTTCTACTACATTCATAAAGTCGTTCATGTCTATATTACCATCAATTAACTGGTCAACATGAATCATCATTTCTTTCTTTAATGAATCTTTTTTAGATCTACCCATTTCCATTTCAAATTCATCATCATCAATGTACATTTGTTCATTTAAGCCCATTTCTTCTTTATCTTCCTTATCAAGTAATGATACTAAAAATTTATAAGCTCTTCTTGTAGGCATATCTAAAATTAAATCTTTATTTAAATCATTGATAATATCTTTAAGTTCTCTTCTATCAAATTCAGATGAATATAAATCGCCCTCTTCTAACATATCGTCAGTAGCAATTTGATCCTTCTTTTTAGCTGCATCTTTAATTATTTCAACATGGTTATCTACATAATCAACATCTGCTACAGGAATACCTAAAAGTTGAACATTATCTTTTATTTCTTCAGCAATATACTCTGCTTGAGGTATTACTTGATTCGCATAATTAGAATCTTTTAATGCCTTTAATTCTCTAATAAAAAGTAAATCATGTAATTTAGCAATTCTTATAACTTCATTTTGTTTTTGAGACATATCACCATAAGCACCATCCATTACTTTATCCATAAATGCTTTAGCTCCTGGACATACTTTGTAGTATTTAGTTTTATATCCAAAAACATCAACATTAAATTTATCTACCTGTTCATTAACACCAGCTTCTTCTTTTTTACTGATAACAGCATCCAATTTCTGGTCAACTACATCTAGTTGATCCTCTAATTCGTCTAAATCTTCAGATAAAGTAGAGATAATTTCTTCTCTAATAAATGATTTTAATTCCGATTTTTTCATTATAATAAGGGTTTTATTATAAATATGTTAGAGTTTTGTAATATTCAAAATTTGTTCAATACGTTCCTCCGTAGATCCAAATATTTTTTCTACTTTATTACACATATGGCCATATTTTTTAATAAGTGTAGTAATTGAAAAATCTATTACATCTCTATAATGTTCATCAGTCTCACGTACTCCATTATCTTCAACAGGAATGCCATGAGGAGAAATATAAAAAATATAATCATATTCTCTAATAAATTCTTTTGCATAACTTTCAAAAATTTCTTTATCTTGATAACCAATTGATAAGGCATTCATAGTAAAAGCCATAACATCTATAATAGTTCTATCTGTTATAACATCACTATGCATCAATTCAGCACAACGCTCAGCTAAAAATACCGTTTGACCTTTTAATGTTGAATCTGTATTTAATGGAATTCCTAAATCATTTAAATATTTACTACGTTCTGTAGCAAAATTATAATTTCTAAACATTGGTATCTCTTTTAAAGAATTAACTAATGTAGTTTTACCTACACTCATTGTACCACATAAACCTATTTTCATATTATTTATTTAATAACCAACTACTTGATTGTATTTTATCACCTAATCCGTCTATCAATGTAATACCTAATTCGTCACAAATCACGCTTTCTGGTATACTTTCATTACTTTGATCTCCTCCATTAGCAAAAAATAAATCATATTCATGACTAAACTGTTTATATATTGTTTTTAATGATTTTACAACAGTTCTATCTTCATCTAAAGATAATATACATCTATCTACTACTGTTAGCTCAGTAACAATTAAACATCTTTCATCTTCATTTTGAAATTCCTTTGAACCTTTTAATTCCCTTTGCTTATCGTTATTAACAATAACCCAAAGTTCTCCACCTAATGATTTAGCATTATGAAAATATTCAATATGACCTTTATGAATTGGGTTAAAATAACCACTAACTATAACTGATTTTTTCTTCATTAATTTCTATAATCTGTTAGTTTACTTTTCATAGATTGATTTTTATAGTATGGTACGCCCGTTCTTTGTTTTTTTCTTTCATTCCATTCTTCTTTACTATATTTTATACCATAGATATGATATTCCGCTTTTCTC